GCCGCGGTTTATACGCGTTTAACTTCGCTTGGTTATTCTGTTTATGATGCAGTACCAGAACAAACCACAAGGATTGAAGAAGGAACAACAAATTTATTAACAAGTAATGATGCACAAGGAAAAACGCTGTTCATTTCTAACAATAGCAGTCATTCATCAAATACACTTGAAACATCGTTTGGTCTAAATGATTTATATAGTTTGAAGAGTGTCCAGCTTGTTGTTTATGCTAATAGAGGATTTTATTCTTCTTCATTTTATCCTACGGTAGCTGGTAATGTTTATACTTTTAGCTATTATGTTTACAATGCCACTTCAACGTCACATAATTTTAAAGCGTGGCTCATTTTTTATGACGGTTCTGGAAATTTAGTTCAGAGTTTTGAGTCAAACGGAATTCCTGTCCCAGCTCAGCAATGGAAAAGGATTAGCGTTACGGCTACCGCTCCATCAGATTCAACGCAATGTAAGGTAGTGGGTCAGGAGAGAGGAACTACCAGCCAAGTTGGAGATGTATATTATTTCGATAGCTTCCAGCTCGAGCAGAAGCCATATGCTACAAGCTGGACTGTAGGAACGAGGCAACCAGAAATATTAAAAACACCTACCACATACCCCTATATCGTGATAGGCGATGATTTTGCAACAGATTGGGGAACAAAAAGCTTCCCGGGCTGGAACGTGCTTGTAACAATACATATCTGGAGCGATTACAACGGCTGGAAAGAAACAAAGGCAATAATGGACGCGGCAGAACAAGCACTTTGCGTTGATGAATTTGTGCTTCAGAACCACACAATCGCAGTGCTTTTACCCGAAAGTGCGCAGGTGCTACGCGACCCGAGTGGCTTGCGGCATGGTGTGTTAAGATTGCGTGTTAAAATTATATAAAAAGGAGGAAAGATAAATGTCAACAGAAGTAATAAAAGGTATAAGCTTCCTGCTATATGTGGGTGATCAACCAGTGGCAGGGCAAAGAAATGCTAATTTGAGCGTAAGCGCCGATAACATAGATGTAACCAACAAGCTTGGTGATGGCTGGGCAGAAAATCTTGCAAGCTTCCGTTCGTGGAGTATTGATGCAGATGGCCTTGTAGTACCTTCAGATACGGCTTATGAAGCATTAGAAGCGGCCGCCATGAATGGTACCAGTGTAACAGTGAAACTTAGCACAGGCACAACGGGCCGCACTTACACAGGCACGGGGTATATCACGGATTTTTCAATTGGAATGCCCTACGATGATGCTACAACCTATTCTTGCACTATTACAGGCACGGGCCCACTTACAAGAACCGGAACGGGGTCATAACTTATGACGTTTGAAGCGAACGGCCAGATATACGAACTAAAATATAATATTCGTGCCCTTCGCACGATTGAAGATGTGTTTCAGTGCCCGCTACCAGAATTACAAAACAAGTTTGAAAAGGGCATTGGCATTAATGATCTAGTGAAATTTTTCCAGATTGGGCTGATGCATGCTAACCCGGGCATTACAGTAGAACAAGTGGATACCATTATTGACAACATCGGAATAGAAAAGGCCGCTGAATTGTTTGCCACGGCGTTTCAGGAAGCATTCCAAAAAAAAGCGTAACTGAAAGCAGCGATGATGTGCGTGGTATAGATTGGGAGGAACTATTGACGCAGTGCGTGCGTGCAGGCATCGGCCTTGAACAGGTAATGAACTATACCCCGCACGAAATTGAAGTTGTATTAAATGGTATTACTTTAAGAAAACAAGACGAGCTTTATATAAAGGCATGGGAACTTGCTAATATTATTAACTACACAGGCCGGACAAAGAAATTAATAAAGCCAGAGGATCTGGTGCGTGTTAAACAAGAAAGAACAAAGCAACAGTTAGATATACGGGCCGAATGGGAACGCATATTAAATACAATGGAGGTGCAGTAAGTGGCAGATGCAGGAGAACTAGTAGTACGTGTTAGCGCTGATACAAAGGATCTTGAAAGCGCACTAAAAAGCGCCCAAAAAACGATTGACAAAGTAGGATCTTCTTTTCAGAAAGTAGGTTCGCAACTTACAAGGGGCCTGACCGTACCAATAGCGGCCGCTGGCACCGCCATTATGGGTGTATGGCAGAATATAGATTCTGCCGAGGATAACATAATAGCCAAAACAGGCGCAGTTGGAGATGCAGCAAAGGAACTAAAAGGTACATTTAAGAATGTGTTTGGCAGCATGCCTACAGATGCACAAACCGCAAGTGATGCTGTAGCTGAACTTAATACGCAATTTGGCCTGATGGGGAAACAGCTAGAAGATGCAAGCAAATATTTGATAATGTTCAGTTCCATCACAGGTGCGAATGTAACTGAAGCAGCACAGCAAGCAGAAAAAGCAATGCGCATGTTTGGCATTTCAGCTGAACACCTGCCAGAAGTATTAGATGCTGTGGCAGCGGCTGGACAAAGAACGGGCGTTTCCACTAACGAATTAATGCAGGCTGTAATTGACCTTGCACCACAGCTTAAGAAAATGGGTTTCAACCTTGCTAGTTCAATACAATTTATTAGCGAAACAGAAAAAGCGGGTATAGATGCAAGCAAAGCAGTAACTTATTTAGGCCGCGCGCTTGCAACTGGTGCTAAAAAGGGTAAAAGCACAAGTGCGATGCTGGAAGAAATGGCTAAGAAATTCGCTGCTGCCAAAACAGAAACCCAGCAAACCGCGCTAGCGATGGAATATTTCGGGGCCAAGGGTGTATATACACTAATTGCTGCTATTCAACAGGGGCAGATTAGCCTATCCGATTTAGCAAAAGCTACAAAACAAACACAGGATCCGCTTGCAGGCCTTGCCGAAACCACTGGTACCGTGGCGCAAACCTATGAAGAAACACTGGATCCGATTGATAAATTTAAAGCTAAGATGAATGATTTAGCACTTAAGATTGCCCCATTGGGTGTGACACTCCAAGAAACAATAGAACCAGCACTAACAAATATCATAGATCACATAGGCAAGCTTTTAGATTGGCTTAACAAACTTGACCCCACCACAAAGAATATGATAGTACAAGTTGGCGTTGCTTTAGCCGTACTGGGGCCCCTGGTAAGTATAATCGGGGGCGTTATAAAAACGATAGCAACCGTCATTGGCTGGATAGGAAAGATAGTAGGTGCATTACAAAGCTTATGGGGTGTTGTATCTGGCGTGGTAAGTGCTATCGCAGGTGTAATAGGCTGGCCCGCGCTTGTGGCGGCGGCTGTAGCGGCCGGTGTAGCGGTGGTAGTTAAATATTGGGACCAAATATCCGCGTTTATAAAAACGGCCTATAAATGGATAGTGGATACTTTTACAAGCTTATGGAATACCATTAAGGGGCCGCTTCAAAACCTATGGAACGACGTTCGGGGTTGGCTACAACCCGTATTTGATGTATTTGTGAACGTTTTCACGGCTATTAAGAATGCGGTAGCAAGCATCTGGTCTGGGCTGGTAAACGTGCTTAAAACGCCGCTGAACTGGATAATTGGTGCAGTAAACACCGTAATTAGCGGCCTGAATAAAATACGATTTTCTATCCCTTCTTGGGTTCCTGGCCTTGGTGGTAAATCGTTTGGTATTAACATCGCAACCATACCACAGTTAGCTACTGGCGGCATTGTAACACGGCCAACACTAGCTATGGTGGGCGAAGCAGGCCCTGAAGCAGTAGTGCCATTAAATGGACAAGGTATTGGCGGATATATTATAATTAAGCAAATGATAGTGCGGGAAGAAGCTGACATAGATCGCATATCACAGCAATTGGCTAGCAAGGTATTACAGGCCCAGAAATATCGGGGGGTGAGGTAGTGGATTTTACATTTAATGGCACATCCGCATTTACATATGGCGTGAATGTTACAGATATTCGCATCTTTTCACCGGAAGTAAGGGATGAATACGAATACATACCGGGCAAGGATGGAAGTTACATATTCAACGCAGCCTACGGAGATAGGCGTGTGGAGGTGGATTGTTACATCGCGCAGCCTACAGTGGCAGAAACACTCGCAAAAGAACGCGAAATAACAGGCTGGCTACTTCGGCCGCAACAACGTGCACAGTTGCATTTTACCACGGATCAAACAGTATACTTTATGGCAAAAGTAGATGAACAAATAGAATTTAATCACCAATTAAACGTTAGCTTTTTCACAATTAGTTTTAACTGCGAACCTTTTATATATTCTGTTCAAGAGCATAGTAAAACTGTTCAAGTGGCATCTGGTAGCACGATGTATGTGCAGGTGGAAGGAACAGCTTATACATACCCTGTGATTGAAATATCACCTGTTTCATCAAATATAGCTGGCGGCCAGCTTCAGGTGCGTGGGATTAAGTTAAACATCAACCTTCCGATTAATGCGGGTGAAAAACTTATTCTTGATACAAGTAAACTTACGGCTACGAAGGGCGGGGCAAATGTGCTTGCGAACATATCAGGCACCTTTATGCCATTGTGGGCCGGTATTAATAGCGTTTACTGGCTGGCCGACAACGGCGCGGCCGCTAATGTAACCTTTAAGTACCACGCGAGGTGGCTATAATGGAAATACCAAAGCTGTATAGTTACTTTGAAACGCTAGAAGCGTATCTTGAGAATGCCAGTAATGTTACACAAGAACAAGAATTACAAGGTATATCTACACTGGAATTTGATTTACCACTTACTGATCCGAAGGCCGCGGATGTAGTAGTAGATAAAGAAATCGTGTGGGGCGGTCGAAGATATTACATTGTACAGATTGAAGATGAACGCGAAGGTAACCAGACGTGGAAACACGTAAAATGTGATGAAATATGGGCCACTGAGCTAGGCAAACGCATGTATCCAGAAGATATAAACTGGGAGGGTGTGAGCGTTTACTACGGCCTAAACACGCTTTTAAGTAACACAAACTGGATAATCGGGCAGATTGAAGGAGATTTGAATAAACAACACTGGATGAAGGATAGCAAAAATAACATCTTGTATCTAATGCGTGAATGGGCTAATATTTGTGGATATGAAATTGAATTTGATAGCATGAACCGCCGTGTTTTCTTCCGCACACGCATCGGCCGTGACAACGGCACTGTATTCCGCTACAAGAAAAACCTCCGAAGTGTGAAGCGAACAGTGGAACCACCCGAGGCAACCGTGTTATACATGTACGGGAAGGGCGGCCTGGCGCTGAACCAGGTAAACTATTCTAGCAATCAGTATATAGAAGATTATAGTTACTATCTTGACCAGGGCTTCACCCTTGAGCAGGCACACGCACTTTTCAAGCGCGAAGTAGTAATTGTAGATGAAAGCATTACATCTTTACAGGATTTGTATGACAAAGCGTGGGCTACACTATATCAGTTGGCTGCGCCTAAACATACGTATGAATGTACTATTGCTGATCTAAGCGAACAAACAGGCCAAGATACATTTGATATTGGCGATATAATAACTGTATACGATGAAGTTGCAGGTGTGAATGTGAAGGAACGCATTGTAAAAATAAAGCGCGTGGGTGATAGGCCTCAAGATACAGAAATTGAGCTAGCAAACCCTGTGCCGGTACTGGAGAATGTATTAAACATGAATACATCGATTCCTGTTAGTACTGGCGTAGGCAGCACAGGTG